GACATTTCTTGCCGGGTACGGGCGCGGTGCGGACGATACGCGGCAGGAATGCGAAACGCGGATCGCCGTTCTGCAAAAGGAATACGCCGAGAGGGAGCAGGCCCGGGCCGAAGCCATGGCCGCCGCCGAAAAGAGCGCCCGCGAGCGCCTGGCGGTGGCTACCGCCCGGGGGGACCGCCTGGCCCTGGAAGTGGCCCAAAGAACGAAAGAACTGGACGCGGAACGCGCGTCCGTCACCAGGAGGCTTGCCCATGCTGCCGAAGCTGCCCGTCGTGATTGTGCTGGCCTGTCTGCTGAGTGGGTGCGGCTGTACAACGAAACCCTCGGGCTTGCCGGCCCCGGTGCCGGTGATAGTGCCGAAGGAGGAAGCCCGGCCTCCGGCATCGCTGCTGGTCCTGCCGGCGCGTCCGGAGCCGCTGGTGCCGGGATACGGCCGGACGCATTAGCGACGCCGGAAGACGTACTGACCCATATCCGGGATTACGGCCATTACTGCCGCACGCTGGAAGCGGGCTACCGCTCCCTTATCCTGTTTACCAAGGAAGATACCCCATGAACGAACTTTTGACGGAGCTTGACCGCTGGTGGCCGGTGCTTGGGGTGCTTGCCACGGTATTTTACGGCTGGGGCATCTATCATCTGTCCCGGCGCTTTGCCACCAAGGAAGAGTATGCCGCCGTCAAGACGGAACAGGAAAGCATGTCCGGGCGGCTGGACGAACTGGAAAGGCGCATGGAAACGGTGCCTGACGCCGGGACCATGCACAGCATACAGCTTTCCCTTGAGGAATTGCGGGGGGACATGAAATCCCTCGGAACGCGCATGGACGGCATGGAAACATCCATTTCCGGCATGAAGAACCAGATCAACATTCTTGTGCAGCATCATTTGGAGAACAGCAAAATATGAAGAACCGAACCCTTGACGCTTTGCAGGGGGCCTGCCGCCGAGCCGTTATCCTGCGTTTTCTGTCCGAAGACCCCGACCATGCGATGGAGACGCGGCTTTTGCGTTCCGCGTTGAAGGCGGTCAGCTACGGCGTGCCGCTGCGGCAGGTGAACGAGGACGCGGCCTGGCTGGAACTGCGGGGCCTGGTGGCGTGTGAGAATGCGGAAGACATGCTGATCGTGCGGATTACGCGAAGGGGGCTTGACGTGGTGGCCGGGGATGAAACGGTCGACGGCGTGGAGCGCTCCTATATGGAGATGTAGGCATGGGCCGCAAGTCAACGCTGCGCCGCCTGCCGCCGGAGATACGGGAGGAGATCAACCGTATTTTGTCCGAAGGTCGCCTGACGCTGGACGAACTTCTGGAACACCTGCGTTCTTTGGGCGTGGAAGGCATTTCCCGGTCGGCGCTCGGCCGGCAGAAGCAGAAGATCGATAAAGTCGCGGCCAAGCTGCGGCAAAGTCGGGAGATCGTGGACGCCCTGGTGGAAAAGACCGGCTCCAGCACTGCGGAAGGCAAACAGGGGCGGCTTCTGGTGCAGATACTGCGCAAGCTGGTGTACGACCACCTGGAAAAGAACCTGTTGAGCGAGGAAGACGACGGGCCGGACAACGAAGGTTTTTTCTTTCTGGCCAAGGCCATCAAGGAAATGTCGCAGGCGGCGCGTCTGGAGCAGGACTTTGAAACGAAGATCAGGGACCGCGTCCAGAAGGAGACGGTCAAGGCGGTGGAAAGTTCGGCCCGGGAGGCCGGTCTTTCCGCAGAGACCGTGGAAGCCATCAAAAGCCGTATTCTTGGGGTGAAAGATGCCTAATGCGCCCATGACTGCCGGTGAGTGGGAACGCCACCGGGAGGAAGCCCGGCGAACCATGCCGAAGGAGCTGCAAGGCCGGGAACTGCCGGACGTGCTGCTGCCGTACCAGCAGCGGGCGGTTTCCGTCATCATGGGCGACCCGGTGACGGTCATCGAGAAAAGCCGCCGCATCGGCCTGACGTGGGGGATAGCGGCCGCGGCTGTGCTGGTTTCCGCGTCGTCGCGTTCTGCCGGGGGCATGGACAGCCTGTACCTCGGCTACTCCCTGGACATGGCGCGCGAGTTCATCGACACGGCGGCCATGTGGGCAAAGTCCTTTGCGCCGGCGGCGTGCGAGGTGGAGGAATGCCTGTTCAAGGATACCAAAGCGGACGGCTCTTCCGACGATATTCTGGCGTACCGCATCGTTTTTGCTTCCGGCTATGAGATCATGGCCCTGACGTCCCGGCCGCGTTCGTTGCGCGGCCGCCAGGGCATGGTGATACTGGACGAGGCGGCCTTCCACGACAGCCTGGACGAAGTGATGAAGGCGGCGCTGGCCCTGCTCATGTGGGGCGGTAAGGTGGTGGTCGTGTCCACGCATGACGGGGACACCAACCCCTTCAATCTGCTGTGCGAGGAAGTGCGCAAGGGCAACAAGCCGTATAGCCTTATCAAGATCACGTTCGACGACGCCCTGAAGGACGGGCTGTACCGCCGTATCTGCCTGACGCAGGGCAAGGCGTGGCGCCCGGAGGCGGAAGCCGCCTGGCGCGAGGACATCATCGCCTTTTACGGGGAAGACGCGGACGAAGAACTGTTTGTCATTCCCCGGCACGGTTCCGGGGCCTATATCCCGGCGGCATTGCTGGAACGCGCCCAGCGGGCGGAAACGCCGGTGTTGCGCTTTGAACGGCCGGATGCCTGGGCGGAACTGGCGGATCATCTTCAGGAAGCCGAAGCGCGGGACTGGTGCGAGGCCGAAGTGCTGCCCGTGCTGGCGGGCATTGCGCCCGGGTTCGACACCTACGCCGGGGAAGACTTCGCGCGCAAGGGCGACCTGACTTCCCTGTGGATAGCCCAGCGCCGGCAGGACATGGGCTTTGCCTGCGTGCTGCTTCTGGAACTGCGCAACGTTCCCTATGAGGTTCAGCGAACCATCGTCTTTTACGTTCTTTCCCGCCTGCCGCGTTTGCGGGGCGGAATATTCGACGCCACGGGCAACGGCGGCTACCTGGCGGAAGCCGCGGCAAAGCGCTTTCGGGGTATCAGGGCGCAAATGCTGAACCCGGCCTTTTACGCGGAAGTGACGCCCAAGTTCAAGGCCGCGTTCGAGCGGGACGAAATTTCCATGCCCCGGGACGTGGACGTGTACAACGACCACCGGGCCGTGCGTCTGGTAAGGGGCGTCCCGCAGATCGAGCGGGAGGAACAGCGCGCGGGCAAGGGGGAAGACGGCAAGGGCCGGAAGAAGCGCCGGCACGGCGACTCCGCCATTGCGCATCTTTTGTGTTACGCGGCCTCTGTTTCCGACAACGCGCCGCCCGTGCCCAGCGTCCGGTCCGGCGGGGTGCGGCGTTCGGCGTCACTTCTAAGCGGGTATGGAAATGTCTGACACGAAGAAACCGGTTATGCCGAAAAGCGGGGGCCGCGGGGCCATGTCCGCCTTTGTGGAAGAGTTCGCAACGTTGCAGGCGGCGGAAGGAGCCTGGATGTTCCAGGGCTGGCCGCTGCCGAACCCGGACCCCATCCTTCGGGCCACGGGCCACGCTCTGCCGGTGTATCGTGCCATGCTGTACGACGCGCATATCGGCGGCCTGGCCCGCCGGCGTCGTGCCGCGGTAAAGGCGCTGGACTGGCGGCTGGAAACGGGCAAGGCGAAAAGCAAGACCGTCCGCCTGGTGCAGGACGTGCTTTCCCGTCTGGACGTGCCGGCCATGGTGGGCAGCTTGTGGGAGGCCGCGCTGTTCGGCTACGCCTGTGCGGAAGTCATGTGGGAAAAGCGGGAAAGCCATGTGCTGCCCCGGGCCGTCATCGCCAAGCCGCAGGAGTGGTTCCGCTTCGACAGCGAGGGGACGCTGCTCTTTATGGCCATGGGGAGCGCCAACGGCGTGCCCGTGCCGGCGCGCAAGTTTCTGCTGTCCCGGCAGGACGCCACGGTCAAGAATCCCTACGGCATAGCGGACCTGGCCCGCTGCTTCTGGCCCCATACCTTCAAGAAAGGCGGACTGCAATTCTGGCTCAAGTTTGTTGAGAAATACGGTTCCCCGAAACTGGTGGGCAAGTTCGACCGCAACACGCCGGAAACGGAGCAGGAGCAGCTTCTGGCCCTGCTGGAAGCCTGCGTGCAGGATGCGGTCATGGTCATACCCAACGACAACAGCGTGGAAGTGCTGGGGCAGGACAGCGCCAGCCTTTCCGGGGCGGCGGAAAACTACGAGGCTTTTCTGCGGTTCTGCCGTTCGGAAATTTCCATTGCCCTGCTGGGGCAGGACCAGACCACGGAGGCGGACACCAACCATGCGTCGGCCACGGCCGGCCTGGAAGTGACGGGAGACATCCGGGATGCGGACGCGGTCATGGTACAGCGGGCCGTGCAGGACCTGGTGGCCTGGATCGTGGAGCTGAACATCGGGCCGGAAGCGGACGCGCCGGAGTTCGTGCTGTATGAGCAGGCGGACGCGGCGGCCGAAGCGGAAGCGGACAGCAAAAAAGCCGCACGGGACAAGGCCGTTGCGGAGCTTCGCACCTATTACAGCGACGACTATCTGGAAAAGACCTACAACCTGCCGCCCGGGGCGCTGCGGGAAGAAAAGGAACCGGAAGAGAATGCCCCAGCCTCTGAGCCGGAAAAGCCTGAAGACGGCGGTCCCTCCTTTGCGGAACCGGAACCGGCACTGGCGGAAGCCTTGCGGATGCAGGAGCCGGTGGACGCTTTTTCCGCCGACCTTTCCCCCGCGTTCGAGGCCATGCTTGCGCCGGTACTGGACCGGCTTTCCCAAAGCGGCGACTACTCGGAAAAAGGCCTTGCCGACGCCATAGCGGCGGAATATCCGCGCATGGACCTGGACGGCCTGGCGGACATGCTGGCCCGCGCCCGTTTCGTGTGCCGCCTGTGGGGATACGTCAATGGATAGGGGGCCTGAAGCCGTGAGCTTGCAAGCCGCATTCCGCCTTCCTCCTGAAGAGGCGGTCAGATACTTTGAGAGCAAGGGCTACAAGATTTCCTTCGACTGGCGGCAGGTCTGGCAGGAAGAGCACGACAAAGTGTTTACCGTGGCGGGTGTGGCCCGCGACGACGTGCTGTTCGACATCCGCCAGTCCTTGACCTCAGCCCTGAAAGAAGGCTGGAGCGGGCAACGCTGGGCAAAGGAGATCACGCCCACGCTGAAACAAAAAGGCTGGTGGGGTTCGGAAATCATCACGGATGAGGACGGCAAGGCCCGCGTGTACCAAAAGGGCAACGCGTCCCGGCTCGATCTCATTTTCCGGCAAAACGTCATGACTGCCTATGCCGCCGGACGCTGGCAACGCCAGCAGGAAGCGAAGAAGGAACGGCCGTACCTGCGCTATTCGGCCATCCTGGACGGACGTACCCGCCCGGCGCACCGGGCTTTGGACGGCTTGGTCTTTCCCGTGGATGACCCGTTCTGGAAAACCTTCTATCCCCCGAACGGTTTCCGCTGCCGCTGCACGGTGGTTTCTCTTTCCCGCCGGGAAGTTGCCCCCGGGGAAGTCAAACACGGCGACGGGGCCATGACCGAGCGGGAAGTGGAGCTGAAGCCGGACAGGGATACGGGGGAAGTGCGCACGGTACAGGTGGGCGGTTACATGCTGGACGGCACGCCTTCGGGCCGGGTGGTGTTTGTAGACCCGGGCTTTTCCCGCAATCCCGGCGCGGGCTGGGAAACGTGGGATGCCATGGGGGCCTTGCCGGACATTCCGCCCGGCGTGGGCGGCAAGGGCACGGGCAGCACGGCCATGTTGCCGGGGCAGTTGACCTTTGCCGACTACGGCCTGCCGAAAGCGAAGGACATGGGCAAGGCCGGTCTGGGGGAAAGCCCGGAACGCCTGCCGCCGGCAAAGACCCGGGAAGAAGCGGAAGAACAGCTTGCCGCGGCCCTGAAGCTGGACGGGGACAAGCCACGCGTGGTGGAAACGCCGGTCGGGCCCGTGGTCCTTCAGCGGGCGCTTGCGCGGCACATGGTGCAAAAGGAACGCGACGCCCGCGAGCAGTTCGCGGCCTTTGTTCTGCCCACCTTGGAAAAGCCCAGTGAAATATGGTTGACGGCGTATGCCGACGGCTACCGGCGGCGCTACGTCCGCTTTTTCCGGGACAGCAATATGATGATCATTGTGAGAGTGAACAGGGACGGAAGCCTGTTCTGGAACGGTATGAAATACCGGGACAAGGAAATTGACAAGGCACGGACGGGCGTCCTGCTGTACGCAGCAGGCACAAAAAAAGACTGATCAGAATGCGGGCCAACCCGGACGGGCTGCAAGGCCACCCGTCCCGTCCTTCACCGTCCGCTTTGTCCCCTGCGACCCGGACGGCTCTCGCACATGCTGATCAGTCAATTTTCTTCAGAATAGGCTCGGCCGATGAAGGAGTCAACTATGGCAACGGAAGTCACCCCTATCATCATCACGGTAGATTCAAGCGCCATCGAGGCCGCTCTTGACCGCCTGGCGCATTCGGCGCGCAACCTTCGCCCCGCCATGCGGGATATAGGCGGGCTGCTGGAGAAGGAGACGGACGAGAACTTCCGGGCTCAGGGGCGGCCACGGTGGAAGCCGCTTTCCCAGGCAACCATCCTGAACCGGCTCATGGGGAAGGACAGAGAAGGCAGGAGCAAAGGCATTTCCAGTGTATTGAGGAAGGACGGAGATCTGCGGGCTTCGGCGAAGCGGAAGCTGGAGGGCGGACTTGCCATCCTTCAGGACACGGGAGCGCTTCGCAGCAGCATCCGCGCCCACTCGGACAGGGATTCCGTCACCATCGGTTCCGTCCTGGAATACGCGGCGATCCATCAGTTCGGGGGCATGGCCGGGCGGGGCAAGAAAGTCCGTATCCCGGCCCGCCCGTTCATCCCCGTGGACGCGGACGGCAAGCTTGCCCCGGAAGCGGAGCGCGGGGTACTGGCCACCATTTATGAGCACCTGGCGGAATCGGTCTAAAAGGGAGGTACTGCCGACGTCGTCTCCGTATGATGCTGAAATCAACGCCTGCGAAGCAGCCATCAAGTTTTCCTCCGGGGAATATGGCCGCCCCCAGGCGTATGAAATTGCCAGAACTCTGACCGAGGGCAAAAGCGCCGCCTGGATCATCAGGGCCCTGTTACAGATGTTCCATGATGATGGCCGCAAGCTGGCCGCCCGTTCCTGCCCATTTGTGGCCCGACGCGGATAACGGCCCGCGGGGGCGTTTTTGCCGTCCTCCTTCCCGACGCCCGCGCCTGCCTGGTTTCGTGCCGCAAAACCCGTTCAAAAACGTTTTTGAACATACACCAGGGGAAGCGCGGGGCCACCCCGGCAAGCCCCGCCATCCATCCCCGCCCTGATCCGCCGGAACGCTTTTTCTAAAGCCCTTTCAAAGACGCCTCCTTTGCACTCCTGTAGAACGGAAGACAAAGGAGGCGTTTTTTCATGGGCAAAACCATTTTTCGAGCCGGGCGACACCGGACCATAACGGGGCAGACGGTCGAGTTCAGCGAGGCGGACCTTACCGCCATAGCCGCGGCTTACGACACTGCGCTGCACGAGGCGCCGCTGGTTATCGGGCACCCAAAGACGGACGACCCGGCAATGGGCTGGGTGTCCGGACTGAAATGCGTGGGCCTGCGGCTGGAAGCGGATTTCCGGCAAATGGATCCGGCCTTTGCGGAAGCCGTGGAAGCCGGGCGCTACAAGCACGTTTCGGCGGCGTTCTACGCGCCGGATTCCCCGCACAATCCGAAGCCAGGCGGCTATTACCTGCGGCATGTGGGCGTACTGGGGGCCGTGCCTCCGGCGGTGAAGGGCCTGGGACCGCTTTCCTTTGCCGAGGACGACACGCTGTTCCTGGCCTTCGGTGAAGACGGCGACGTCACGCAGCCCGACGATACCGCACAGAACACCCCGAACGAGGACCCTATGGACAATAAAACCGATCCCGCCGCTGAAAACGCGGCGCTGAAGAAAGAACTGGAAGACATGAAGGCGCGCATGGCGAAACAGGAAGCCGAGCACCGCCATGCGGACAACCTGGCCTTTGCGGAAAGGCTGGTATCCTCCGGCAAGCTGGCCCCTGCCGGCCGCGACGTGGTGACGGCCACGCTGGACGCCCTGACCACGCCGAAGGAAGACGGCAGCCTGCTGGCCTTTGGGGAAGGCGACGATGCCGCCCCGCTGGCCGAACGCTTCCGCGCGTTCCTTGCGGCCGCCGAACCCGTGCTGATGTTCGGCGAGTTCGCGGGACACGGCAACGATCCCGCGCCGAAGGATTCCCCGCTGGTGGCCGATGCCCGCCGCCGTGCCGAACAAGCCAAAGGAAGGAGGTAGACCATGCTTGAGGTCGAAACGTATGAGGCCCCGGAGCTTCTGGGCGTACTGGTGCTTTTCGAGATCTCCCCGGACTACTGCCGGGAAACGGCGGCCATCAAGGCCGCTTCGGCGGAAATCCCTCTGGGGACCGTCCTTATGAAAAACGACGACGGGACGCTTTCTCCGTGGGCCCCCGCAGCTGCCGCGGCCGCCCTGGAGGAAGGGGAAGAAAAGGCCGCCGCGACGACCGACCCGGCCCCTGCGGGCATCCTTCTCCGGGCCGTTGCCGCCTCGTCCGTCAATATTGAAGCGCCCGTGCTCAAGCGCGGGGCGTTGGTGTCGGCTTCCATGCTCAAATGGCCCGTCGACGCGGAAGAAAAGAAACCCGCGGCGCTGGCGGCGCTTGAAGCTCTCGGCATCGTCGCCCGCTAGGAGGAATTATGCTTACCGTGAATATGCGTTCGGCTTCGGAACTGACCAAAGCCGTGAATCTGTTGCCGGTGAAACCGACCTACTTCGGCAGCCTGGGGCTGTTTGAGGAAAAAGGCAGCCGGACCACCAGCGTGGCGCTGGACGTGCGGCACGGCCGCTTCGTGTTGGTGCCCAATCGCGACCGCCGCGAAGGAGCCACGCCCATGGCCGGCCGCGGCAGCACCTGGAAGACGCAGACCTTCCAGACGGCGCATCTGCCGCTTTCCGACGTGCTGTTGCCCGACGACGTGCAGGACCTGCGCTCTTTCGGCACGGAACAGCTTTCCACCGTGGACCAGGTATTGAACGACCGTATGCAGGACCTGAAGGATTCCCTGACGGCCACGCTGGAATATCACCGCACCGGCGCCGTGAAGGGCGTGGTGTACGACGCGAACGGCGGCACGCTGCTTGACCTGTTCGATGCCGCGGGCGTGACGCAGTACAAGAAGACTATCACCCTGCCCACCACGGAATCCATCAAGGGCAACGTCATCAAGTCGTCCATCTACGACCTGAAGCGCAACGCCAAGAAGTACCTTTCCGGCTTCATGATCAAGCGCTTTGAATGCATGTGTTCGCCGTCCTTCTTCGATGGGCTGACCGGGCATTCCCTAGTGCGTGATGCCTATGAGCGCTGGCAGGCAGCACAGGACAGTTTCGGCGAAGACGACCGCAAGGGCTTTACCTACGGCGGCGTGACCTTCTGGGACTGCTCGGATGAGATCGACGGCAAGGCTCTGGTGGAAGACGGCAAGGCCTACTTCTACCCGGTGGGCTCGGGCCTGTTCTCCACGTTCTATGCGCCGGCCAACTGGAACGAAACGGTCAACACCATCGGCCTGCCGTTCTATGCCAAGACGGAAGCGCGCCCCATGGGCAAGGGCTGGGACCTGGAAGTGCAGAGCAACCCGGTATGCATCTGCCATGTGCCGGGGGCGCTGGCTGAAGTTTCCCTTGCCTAAGCCATGTATCTGTCCCCTGAAGAACTGCTTGCCTTCATGCCCGGGAAGTCGGTCGCCCAGCTGACGAACGACGACCCGAAGGCAGAGAAGGCAGACATGGCCAAGGTGCAGGAAGCGGTGCGGGCCGCGGAAGAACTGGCGGACGGCTACCTGCGGGGGCGTTATGCCCTGCCGCTTTCCACGGTGCCTACGCTGCTTCGGGACGTGGTGCGGACCATAGCCCGCTTCAAGCTGTACGAGCGCCGCCCGGAAAGCAAGATGCCGGACACGGTGCTGGAAACCTATAAGGCCGCAGTAAAGACGCTGGAACAGATACGCAGCGGCCGCATCACCCTGGGCGTGGCGGCCACGGCGGAACCGGTGCCGGAACGCGGGGAACATCGCATGAGCGCGCCGGCGGCGTATTTCTCCGACGCCATGCGTAAAGCCTATGAGAGGTCCTGATGGCAACGACCAATGAGATTCTTGAGGCCGTGCGCTCCCGGCTGGAAGCGTTGCCGCTTTCCGCGGAGTTCTGGCCGGAAGAGGACAAGGAATACTACCTGGCCCACCCCACGGGCGCGGCCCTGGTGGGCTATGCCGGGGCCTCCTACGGGGCGTCGCGGGACGCAGGCGTGGTCATCCAGCGCCGGGAGATCCACCTGCCTGTCATCCTGGTATTCCGGCAGCTGAACGGGCCGGACGGGGCCGTGGACATGGTCGACCGCGTGCGTTCGCTGCTGGTGGGTTTTCGCCCGCCGGACTGCGGCCGTATGCACATGGACACGGAACGCTTTGCCGGACATGCCTCGGGTCTGTGGTGGTATGAGTTGACCTTTACCGTGCACGGAATGCTGGTGGAAGCCACGGAATTTGAAGACGGGCCGAAACTGAAGAAACTTGATTTTGAATCGGGGGTGAACCCATGACGTACAAATTTTGCGGGAACCTGGCCACCGGGGCGACGCTTGAGCTTGCGGACGGCGTCCAGAAGGAAGTCATGCTGTACCCGGGGCGCAGCTATGAGCTGCCGGAAGGGCACCCGTGGGTGCAGCGCATGGTCAAACGCGGTTTTCTGGCCGCCGTGCCGGGGCCGAAGACCAAGCCTGCGAAGACGAAAGCCGCGCCGGAACCGGCGAAGGAGACAGCATAATGGCCGCAAACTTTCTGCACGGTGTAGAAACCATTGAAGTGAAAAACGGCGGCGTGCCCATCGTGGTGGTGAAAAGCGCCGTTGTGGGCCTGGTGGGCACAGCCCCCGCCGGTCCCGTGAACACGCCTGTCCAGGTGCTGTCTTCCGACGACGCGGCCAAGTTCGGGCCCGCGCTTTCGGGCTTCACCATCCCGCAGGCGCTGGACGCCATTTTCGACCACGGCGCGGGAACGGTGATTGTCGTCAACGTTCTTGACCCTGCCGTCCATTGCGAGGAGGTCACGGACGAAGTGCTGGAGTTCGCCGCCGTGAACGGCCGCGTGAACCTGGCCCATGCCGCAGTGCGTGACGTGGTGCTGAAGGACGAAAGCGGAAGCACCATCTATGAAGAAGGCACGGACTACACGCTTTCGACCACGACCGGTCTTGTGACCCGCCTTGCCTCCGGGGAAATCCCTGCGGGCGGCACGGTCAAAGCCAGCTATACCTATGCCGATCCTTCGGCCATCGAGGCCGGGGACATCATCGGTGACATTGACGAAGACGGGGACCGCACGGGCTTTGCCCTGCTGGAAAGCTGCTATCAGCTTTTCGGTTATGAGCCCAAGGTCCTGATCGCGCCGGGCTACTGCACGCAGCTTTCCGTGGCTTCGGAAATGGTGGCCCAGGCGGAAAAACTTCAGGCCATGGCCCTTATCGATGCGCCCATCGGCACCACCTTTGACGAAGCCATTACCGGCCGCGGGCCGAAAGGCACCATCAACTTCGCCTTTGCCAGCCAGCGGGCCGTGCTCTGTTTCCCGCACCTCAAAGTATACAGCGCGGAGCTGGACGCCGACGTGCTGGAACCCTACAGCCAGCGCTTGGCGGGCGTCATGTGCGTGACGGACAACAATGAAGGCTACTGGAAAAGCCCCAGCAATGAGGCCATCCAGGGCATCACCGGCGCGGAACTGCCGCTGACCGCCAAGATCGACGACGCGCAAAGCCAGGTGAACCTTCTGAACGAGAAAGGCATCATGACCGTGTTCAATTCCTACGGTTCGGGCTGGAAGGTCTGGGGCAACCGTTCCAGCGCCTACCCGACGGAAACGGACTGGGAGACCTTCATCTGCGTGCGCCGGACCAAGGACATCATCGACGAAAGCATCCGCTATTCTTCGGCCCAGTTCATCGACCGGCCCATCGACAAGGCGCTCATCGACACGATCCTGGAAAGCGTGAACCAGTTCTTCCGCAAACTTCAGGGCGACGGTGCCATCATGGGCGGCCTGGCCTGGTTTGACCAGAACCGCAACCCGGATACGAAAATCAAGGCTGGCCATCTGCTGATCTCGTACAAATTCACCCCGAAGCCGCCGCTGGAACGCTTGACGTATGAAAGCGAGCTGACCGGGGAATATCTCATCACCCTGAGCGGTGGGGAATAAGGGGGCTTTATGAGCGGTATTCAGACTGCCCAGGTGGTGAATGCGAACATCTACCTGAACGGGAAGAATCTGCTGGGGCGTGCTGCGGAAGTGAAGCTGCCGGAAATCACGGCGGTGATGAAGGAGCACAGCGCCCTGGGCATGGTGGGCAAGTTCGAGCTGCCCGCGGGCTTTGACAAGATGGAAGGGGAGATCGTCTGGAACTCCTACTACGCCGACGTGCTGAAGATGCAGGGGGACATTTTTTCCACCTGGTCGCTTCAGTGCCGGTCGTCTCTGGAGAGCTTCAGCAGTCAGGGACGTTATGATGAAGTCCCGCTCGTTACCTTCCTGACCGTGCAGTTCAAGGCGTCGCCCCTGGGCGAGTACAAGCAGCACGAGGGTGTCACCCTGACCACGAAGTTCTCCTGCACCTATATCAAGCAGGTCATCAACGGGCAGGATATCCTCGAGTTGGACGTGCTGGCGAACATCTACAAGGCGGGCGGAAGGGACCTTCTTTCCAATTACCGCGTCAACATCGGAGGCTAGACCATGAGCGAAGTCAAGGAACAGAAAGCCGTCACGGCTGAAAACACCTATACCCTGCGTTTTCCCTACACCACGCCGGACGGGCGGGAGCTGAAGGAAATCAGCCTGCGTCCCCGCCTGACGGCCCGCGACATCCGGGAAGCGAACCGCCGCACGAAGAAGGCGGAAGACTATGAAATGTCGGGCGTGGCGGTCATGTGCGGCATGGTCGAGGACGACCTTCTGGACATGGACGCCCGCGACTATCTGGCCCTGCGTGACCGGTTCTTTCGTCTTGTCGGTATCACGGGCGACGTTTCGGCAGGGTAACGCCATGCTGGCCCGCTGGTGGCGCTGGTCGCCG